CTGCCTCTAAAGGCATCTTTACAATATGCTTGTCGACGTGGTATTCGGCACACTTGTCTAAATCTTCATCTAATATAAAAATATTCATAGTGTGTATTATGACACCTTGTTATTAATTTGTCAAGAAATATTTAGCGATAAATAGTTCTTATTGTATTGTCAATATTTATATTGTAGTCCCAGATATTAATATTGATACTACGACGCACTCCCTTTATGTGCCTTAAAACTCCGTGGAGAACTCCAGGAGCTAAGTATATTACTTGGCCTGTTTTAGGTGATACGGGTTCAATATTATCATTTATAAAAAGCTTTCCGCCCAATAAATTTTCTACTCTTAAATAAAGAATAACACTGGCAATTGGGAATCTTATCTCCTCTGATCTTACAAATAATTCTTCGTCTTTATCATAGTGCATTCCTGGTACAGTTTTTTCTGTATGAAACCACTGCTCTACTCCAAATACTTTATCTGACTTCCAAGGAGAGCCTTCTATGAGTTTCTTTTGGAAGTCGGATAGATTATCTTTAGTATACCAACTTTTATTTGGGGTACTCGTATCTATGCTACTAAAAACTTCTTCCAGTTCTTTTTCATTAAAAAAGTTATCAATACTATGCCTGAGTTTCATTACAAACTAGCATACATTTTCTAATCTTGACATCAGTCTTTCGGCTCTGTTAGGTACTTGACGATACCATAATGAGTCCCTACCTTCTTTTGCTGCTTCTACCCAATCTTCTCTGTTCAAAGCTGCGTGCATGTTCTTAAACTTAGATAACCGTGGTCTACCTAGATTGAACATCATATTTACGAGAATTTCTTGAACTTCCCCTGGCCAATCGTCGAAGTAGTCCTCCCTGTACAGGATTAAACACTCTCGTATGGACGTATGTAAATCTTTCATAAACACTGACTTGACTCGATCGGCGCTAACCTTCGTTCCAACGTCTAATCCAAATTCCTCGTCCTCTTTTGTTATCAGATGGCCGACTCCAAAAGTAGGATATCCCAAATGGTCATTGTAAATTTCATACTTGACTCCTTCGTCTAATTGTAGCTGTTTGTATACGTTATCTTGATTCATTTGCAGTCCTTTGCTTTATTTAACTCGCCTGTGTACTCATAGAAGTACTGACGCTCTGTTAAGAATAAAATTTTATAGTCATCTGACTTATCCCTGGAGTATTCTTCCAAATCCTCTAGCAAGCACCAGTCTCCATTAGGCCACTCACACACTTTTACTAAGTCATGCTGTGACATTTCTTTGCTCCTCAATCTCAGGTGCGTCCTTCGCTTCATTACTTTCGTCCTCCCCGTAACGACCCCGCTCACGGTTTCCATCGCCGTTTAGCTCTGTTAAATCCTGTTGGGTTTCTTTAAAATTTCTTTCCATTACTTTTCCCTGCTTACGCCTTGTACTTTTTCGTAACTTCTCATGGCCCCTAACCCTAGCATACCCATCATTACGGGAGTGAGTGCTTCGGTGTCTACTGGGGGTAATTCTATCCATACAGAAAGTATGGGATGTACTATCACATTATATAGCAGCCCTAAGCCACAGGTCCAACCAATTGCTGGTCGCCACCCTGCTACAAATAAGGATTTATGTGCAGCTTCGACTTTGTTTACTTCTAGTTGTGCTAACTGTTGTGCGTGATGCTGTTTATCTGCTAGTGTAGCTATTTCGTGAGCTAACTTATTAGCTTGATCTTTGTCTTCTATAAATTCTGAAACTAAGCCTGATACAGGCCCAACTAACTCTTTTAGAAATCCAAGTGCCATTATATTTCCTTATAAGAACTATATAGTGAAGAAGGGACTATTAAGTCCCTTCAGTTTTACTACCAAGCTAGCGCTGATAACGTCCCCATTACTATGGCCAATGACCATATGAAATCACAGAGTATACCATCGCAGGCAATCTCTTCTAGCCTCATTTTCATCTTTTTCACTATTTCTCTCTTCCTGGGCGTTTGTGGTGCTCCGACCGTTACTAATCTATCCAATGTAAATAAATCTGTATTGAAAAATACAGAAGCATTACTAAAACCCCAAGAGTCGTTCCATTAATCATAGTGTGTAAATAGCTCTTCGTCATTTACGTCAAGCTTTCCTACTTCCAGTAACCATTCTATTGTGTCTATGGTTCCTTCTCTCTTACCTAGCTTAAAGCTGCTGTACATAGCGCCTGCTATTATTAGAGCTAAAAGAGCATAAAACTCGATACCGGTCATTGGACTACTCCTGTTTTTCTTTTTGTCTTCTTGGGATTTCTAAGATATTATAGGGGAATTCGGTTGTAAAGTCAAGTATTATTTTTGAGTGACTGTTAAAAATAACACTTGACTTTGGAGGTTATTACTATTATAATTATACCTATAATGAAATAGGAAATCTATGAAATATACGAGAAGACCTTGGACACATGACGAGAGAATTACACTATCTAAGCAATACTACTCGTCTGACTGTGAAAGGCTACAACAACTGTTTCCTGACCGATCTTATAACTCCTGTGTAAAGCAGGCTAAGTATTTAAGGGATCGAGGTTGGGTATTTACAAAGAAGAGTAAGGAATAATGCCAAAGAAAAGAACAAACACAGAAGAGCTTATAGAACAGCTAGAAATGGAACTTGACGTTCCGGAGCTGGACTTCGAGAAAGATACTTATGTAGACGATGAGTACGAAGATGATGGACAACCCGATAGCTATACAGAGTATCAAGACCTTTACGAAGGCGATGATAGCTTTGGAGAACATTATTAAGGTATCGGTAAGAAACGGCAATTTAAATAGTGCCATTAGAACACTAAAACGAAATACTAAAGACACTCTCATTGAGTTGAGAGAAAAGCAACATTACGAGAAGCCTAGCTCCAAAAGGAACAAAGCGAAAGCATCAGCTCGTATCAGAGAACAAAAAAGGCAAAGAGATGATAAGCGGAACAAATTTTGAGTTAGTTGGTGACTTCATGGAAGCGTTTGGACAAACGTGTGAAGTAGAGCCTACATTAAGTGACTTCAATACTCGAGAGCTAAGAATCTCTTTAATTGAAGAAGAGTTGGACGAACTGAAGCAGGCTATCGAAGATAGAGATGTCGTAGATGTAGCAGACGCACTTACTGATCTGCTGTATGTTATATACGGAGCAGGCCAATCTTTCGGCATTGATTTAGACGAGTGTTTTGCCGAAGTGCATTACAGTAATATGTCTAAGCTAGAGAACGGAAAGCCTATCTATCGTGAAGATGGTAAAGTATTAAAGGGTAAGGATTACTTCCCACCAAATCTGGAGGCAGTGTTAGATGTATAAGTATTTTGTAGTAGGGGCACTTTTATTAGTGTCCACAGAAGCAGTGGCAGAGCCATATATTGAGTATAAGAATGAACTTCCTTTCAAGGGAGAGAAATCACAGGATGTAACTCAGCATCTTAGGTTAGGTTATGAATTCGACAATAAAATGTATTTTGAAGCAGGTCCGATGACGGATGGTTATAGCTTTGAGACTGGTTATAAGTTTAAGATGGATAACTTAATACTAAAAGGGAAGTTCGAAGGAGCTGACTCCGACGAGCGCGATTATATTAAAAGCAAACTCGAAACAGAGATTCGCTACACATTTTAGGGGAAAGAGATGAACATGAACTTGACAAAGTATTTATTTATTGAAGGCGCTATATCAGAGGCAGATCGTAAAGCAGGAGAATTTGTTTTAATTCCTACTATTACGTTTGAGTATCTAAATTATAAGGAAGATGGAATCGACTGGACACTTAGGTTTTCCTGGTTGCTTGCACACTTAGAGATTACATTTAACCGTAAGGGAGTGTAATGGAAATAAGTGCTATAACCCCGTTGAGCCATACAGGTTCAACGCCTAACACAAGACAGGATGTTGATGTTGTTACTAGCGTCAACAAAATGCCTGATGGTTCTCACAAGGTGAGCCAGGACTACTACGTTACTACTTTGTATGATAAAAATGGTACCCTACAAAGTGTACAGAGAAGTTTCTCACTCGATTATACTATATAGCAAAAAGGGGCTTAACGCCCCTTTTTTTGTTCCTTAAAGTCTTCTACAAGTTTTTGCAAATCTAATAGTTTTACTAAGAGTGTTGCTTTTTCAAGTGCAGAAGGGCTGTCTTCCATTATGTTTTTTATATGGTATACTAGAGAGTCTACTGACTGCTCTAGCGCCTTTAGTCTAGATTCATCACTATTCATCAAATGGTAACTCCTCCTGTACTCCATGACCTATACTAGCTTTATGCTCTGCGATAGCACCTTTGAGTATACTCGTAATTGACATACCTAGTAGCATAGCTAATGCCTCTTGGTCTAATTCCATTTTCAGGTTGGCACTACCATCCCAAAACTCTTCTACATCTGTTACTTCAATTTCCATACTAATCCCATAAGCTCCTGTAATATTTACCAAATAGGTAAAAACCTTTATCTATCGTTTCCGCCACACTTTTATCCATTTCTTCCCAATCTGCATCAGAGGAGCTTACTTCAAAGGCATATATCATGACATCAAGACACCAGTCCCAACGCTCAAAGAATAAACTCTCTGTGTCACCTCGTAATGCTTCTGGTACGTCTTCCAAGTCAACTGTCGGAGCACCATGTGTGTCAGCTTTTAACTGCTTTAGCATCGGTACTATAATCAGTGCCAAGGTATTATCCATACTCCAAGTATCCCAAGGGTCTATCTTGATAGATACTTTACGCTCACTGTCATCCTCAGGGTACGGGCCTATATATACTTCCAACTCA